CCGGCATTATGCGCGTATATGCGGGATTGACTTCGGATTCGACCACCCTTTTGCCGCCGTCTGGGTCGCAGGGGATAGAGACAATGACATCATCTACGTCTACGACTGTTACGACCAGTCCGGCGAAACGCCCGCGTACCATGTTGAGGCCATCAAGAAGCGTGGAGAAACGATTCCGGTATCTTGGCCGCATGATGGACAGCAACGAGAAAAGTCAAGCGGCGTTCATCTTGCGGAGCAGTTTAGAGTGCAGCACCGCCTTGAATCAATGCTTGGCTTCTCTGCCCGCTATGACAACGAAAAGGGGGGTGGTCAGGATACTGAGCCGATTGTTATGGAAATCAACGAGCGAATGCGAACTGGTCGTTTCAAGGTCTTCCGACATTGCGATCGACTTTTCAGGGAAATGAGGATGTATCACCGCAAGGACGGCCAGATCGTCAAAAAGAACGACGACATCATGGCTGCGATGCACTACGCCGTTATGATGAAAAGGTTTGCAGAACCCTTGACACAGCCTACTCAGATGCCCGATAGTGTGTCTAACTACAATCCTTTGGAGATGTTCTGATGTCAGGTCTTTTCTCAGCCCCTAAAGTTGCTGCGCCGCCACCACCTCCCGGTCCCAGTGCCGCCGAGATTGCTTCGGCTCGTGTTCAGCAGCGTCGGCAGGCAGCGAACCGCATTGGCCGCGAGAAGTCTTTGCTTGGCGGTAGCACTGGTGGCGACATTTCAGGCAAGAAGCTCTTGGGTCAATAATGAGTAACGGCAGCCGGTACGTTGAACGCTTTGGTCAGCTAGAAGCCAGCCGCTCCAACTGGGAGCAGCACTGGCAGGATATCGCTGAGTTCGTCTTGCCGAACCGCGACTTCACGCGTACCTACGCCAAGGGCGAAGAGCGTCGTCAGCGTATCTACAACAACACGCCGGGCGAGTCCCTTGAGCGTCTTGTGGGCGGCATCAACTCGCTTCTCACGAATCAGTCTCAGAAATGGTTTGACTTCGGGGTTCACCAGTACGTTACGACCAACGAGGACGACCGATGGTTGAGTCGCGCAAGGGATGTTGTGCTCGACCTGATGTCCGATCCGACGCTTAACCTCTACGCGACCTTGGACGAATGCTATGAATCGCTTGCTGGCTTTGGCACGGGTGTTGTTTTCGCTGACACTAAAAATGGCCTCCGTTTTCGTTCGGTGCCATTATCAGGAGCGTACATCGACGAGGACTACAACGGCGTCGTCAACACGGTGTACCGGAAGTTCAAGTACACGTTGCGTCAGGCAATCGCAGCGTTCGGACTAGACTCTTTCCCGCAAGAGCTTCAAGACCGAGTTAATGCGGCGGACGACAACTCAAAAATGATGGGGGACGAGCACCAGTTCATCCACTGCGTCGGCCCGCGTGAGGATTACGACAACGACAGTTTATTGGCGACGAAAAAGCCCTATTACTCCATCGTCGTTCACTGCGACACGAAACATATCGTCTCGGAGTCGGGCTTTGACCGCAACCCGTACATGGTTCCCCGTTGGCGTAAAGGCTCCGGGGAGAAGTACGGTCGATCACCCGGTATGATCCTGCTTCAAGACATCCGGTACTGCAACGCTCTGAGTAAGGCTGCGTTGAGTGCTGCGATGAAAGAGGCTGATCCGCCAGTCCAGATGCCCGACAGTGGATTCCTAAAACCAGCGAGACTTGGGCCGGGCGGTCTGAACGTCTATCGCAGCTCGTCAATGGGACGGATTGAGCCGATCCCAACGGGCGCCCGTTCAGACCGGGCTTACGCGTTGATTCAAGAGATTGAAACTAGAATCCGGTCGGGCTTTTACAACGATATGTTCCAGATGCCGATGCAAGACCGCATGACGGCAACGGAAGTCATTCAGCGGCAGCAGGAGATGAGAGGCCTCTTCGCTCCGACGCTGAACCGGCTCTACTCGGAACTGCTTGACCCCCTCGTGTACGAAGTGTTCGACCTTGCTGTGCGGGCTGATTTGCTCCCAGAGGCTCCAGAAGGCATCCGAGCGAGGGGACTTAAAATCCACTACACCAGCCCGCTTGCCCGTGCTCAACGTGCGTCGGAACTGCACTCCTTCATGGAGTGGTTCGGACCTGTGGGTGCGGTCGCGGAAGCAGACCCATCGGTGATGGACAACGTCCACCCGGATCGCCTCGCACGACGACTGGCGAAGTCTGTATCATTGCCTGAAGAAATCACCCGAACGGACGACGAATTGAATACCCTGCGGCAGACGCGAGAGCAGATGCAGCAGGCTCAGGAAGAAATGATGGCGGCCCAGTCGGTCGCATCGGCGGCTAAGGATGGAGCGCAGGCGATCAGTGCCATGCGTGGATAAAAATGGATGAAATTACGGTTGATGAAGCGTTGCAAGCGTGCTTAAACAATCCACAGGGCAGAATTGTTGCCCAGTGGCTTGCGGAATCTGCGTTTGACAACTACCCTCTTACGGTATCGGGTCAGAATGGCACGGACCCGATATTCGCCGCCTTCAGGGACGGTGGGGCTGCGTTGGCCCGTGAGATTCTTGATCGTGCCGGATATCGGATAACTTTTGAAAGGAAGCCCGATGAGCGAAGAAGCGACGACGACAGAGACGACGGAACCGACACAGGCCTTGGGCGGTGAAACCCCGCTGGTAGACCCCGGCCCAGAGTGGATGGGTGGCCTGAGTGAGGACTTGCAGACCAACAATGGCTTGACGAAGTTCAAGGATGTTGATGGTTTGGCGAAGAGCTATCTGGAGCTGGAGAAGTCCAACAGCTCCAAGTTTGGCGTGCCCGAGAAGGAAGATCAGGAGGGCTGGGACAAGCTCTACAGCAAGCTTGGTCGTCCGGAGAAGGCGGAAGATTACAACCTAGAAGGCATCGAAAATGAAGCGTTAGCTGCCGATGAGGGCAATAAAGCGACAATTATGAGGTTTAAGGAGATCGGCCATCAGTACGGGCTTAACAACCGTCAGGTGTCCGGAATCATTAACGATGTCCTCGGCATGACCGCTGAGCAGGCGACGGCTGCGAACGAGGCGAACAACAGCAACATTCAGGAACTCCGTGAAGCATTCGGCCCTGAGTTTGACAACCGTGTTGCCCTTGCCAATGACACGCTCCGCAAGATGGTGGAGAAGACGGGCGGCGACTGGGACCGTGTATCTCAGGCTCTCGCTCAAAGCGGGCTGCATAGCCAGCCCGACCTGTTGAAGGCTCTTGCGGGTGTTGGCCGCATGTTTGAGCAGGACAAGATTTGGGGTGCAGGCGGCGAGCCTCGCTCGATGGGCGGCCACACGCCGGGCGAGGCGAAGGAGCAGATCGAGGCGATTACGGCTCAGTACATGGACGACATCATGAAAGAGACGCCTGTCGGTATCCAGAAACAAAAAGAAATCGACAAGCTTATGGACATTATCGCCCGCTCGGGTTAATATGTTGCTGGGTGTGATGGCCCTACTCCGCTGTCTGGTGACACAGCGTTTGAGAGCAACCGTTCCTTTTTTGCGAGGGAACGGTTGTTTTTTTCTTGACAGTCTCTTTCCGGGTACTTTATGTTATTCGTGTTCGGCAACCGCAAGGCCCGAACTGACGCCGCAAAGCGGCTGCGTGGCTCACACACGAGCAAGAGCGTCCCGTCTCCCGGATAAACGCCCGAGAACAGAACTTACCGTTTTTCCCCTGTTTTTGGAGTTTATCCAATGCCTTCTACTGTCCCTACCCATTTTGTCGATCAGTTCGGTACGAACGTTCGGCTGCTGGCCCAGCGTAAGGGCTCCAAGCTCTCGGAGACTGTTCAGACTAAATCCCTGAATGGCAACGAGTGTACGTTTGAGCAGCTCGGTTCGATCGAATCTGTTGAAATTACTTCCCGCAATGCCGACACCGTCATTAGCGATCAAGAGCACGTCCGACGTTGGGTCGGCAGCCGCGACTTCTCGGTCGGCAAGCTGCACGACTGGACCGACGACTATCGTTCGATCGTTCCTCTGACCTCGGCATACGTCAAGTCGCAGGCTTACGCGATTGCACGACGCAAAGACGACCTGATCGTCGAAGCGTTCACCGCAGACGCAAAGTCTGACCGTACCGGCAGCACCACGATCTCGTGGTCGCCTAGTGCTTACGACGGCACGAACCACGCCACTGACCAGCTCTACGTCGATCACGACTATGACGTAATGGGCAAGCTGGCTTCGACCGGCACTGGCATGTCGATTCTGAAGATCGCTGCCGCGAAGCGTATCCTTGAGATGCGTGAAGTGGATCAA